TACATCTTCTACGTCAATTAGAGTACATTCAAATGGACTCTGCAGCTGGTTAGCAATAGGATATTGAGGAAAATTTATGTATTATTCAAAGTCTACAAATGGTTTTTATGTTACTCACATACACGGTGATAATATTCCTGCTGATTCAGTTGAGATTACTGATGATAAACATCGAGAACTTTTAGAAGGACAATCTGCTGGTTTAATGATTGCTGCCGATGAATCTGGTTATCCTATATTGATCGATAGACCTTCTGCTTCTGCAGAAGAGCTTACAACAATAGCCCGAGCACAGCGCTTGCAATCGTTTGCTCAGGAAGCAGATCCATTATTCTTCAAAGCTCAACGCGGAGAAGCCACTATCAAAGAGTGGCAGGACAAAATAGAAGAAATCAGAGCCCGTTATCCTTATCCATCATAGGAAACACTGCAGAAATCACCTCAGCGCAAGCAACAGCAATCTGCTGATGTTCTTTCTGAGTACCATGTGCTCTGCGTAGTTCGATATAATGAATCCAACTGCGTAGAGTGCCATTCATATACAAGCGACTAACTGTATTTCCTTCAGGCAGTATAGCTCGTGCTTGTTCCTTGGCAATGCCGCGTGAAATAGCTTGTGCATAGATATCTTTGACTAGGTTGATCACTGTTTTTTGTTGATCTGTCCACCATGATTCCAGCTCATTATCATCTGTATCAATACTGTTCTGACGATTTTTGAGGTCCTGGAGGCGTGCTTCTCGGACCACGAAGTCTAGATCTTGTGTAGGGTCTGCATATCTCTGGCTAAATTCCTGGAAACTGAAGCTACGATGACGCAGGATTTGCCTAGCAATATCTCGCGTGGTTTCTATTTCAAGACAAGCAGAAACCATTTCCAACGGACTCCAATGCTGATTGCGAATCAAATATCGAATTAGCTTTTCTGATGTTTCGGTATTGAATTGATTGGCAGGATTGCTGACTCTGGCGCAATAAGCAACTAACTCTTGCATATCGTTGATACCCGCGGTTGCAATTTCAGGCGTAGGGTAGCTATGACTGATAAGACGGACTTTCATGTGTTATCTCCTGTGTATACTGTATCACACAGTATACACTGGTTTAGAGGTTTTTTAATAGCGAATCGGTAGCAGGCTGAATAGCATTGGCAACGTGTTCGATACTGATCAGAAAATCAACATCTTCTACAACACCATCTAGCTCTTTTAGCTTACGGCTGATCTCCTCTTCAAGATAAGCTGGCTCAACACCTTCAGACAATAAGTCTTGAATATTGATATCTACACTGGTGCCATCAATCAGATTAACTGTGATGGCATGTAGAACAGATACTGGAGCTTCTGCTTTTTCTACTTCTTTCAGTATCTGTTTCCACTTATCTCTCTCAGTGAGAGCTAGCTTAAGCCGTTTGCTTTTTGCTGGTTTTTTTGGGTTTCGGCTCATTGGAAGCGACCACCTTATTAAATGAGGCAGCTTCTTTTTCTAGCCGCTCAGCTTCAGCCAACAACTGTTGAGCTTCCATTTTCATTTTAGCTGCCTGAGCAATACGCTGGCTAGACAGTTGCTCATCAGTGAGAATTTCACCAACAGTGCTGGCATTGCTTTCAGCAATTTTGGTTCTGCTTGCAGGATTCTCCCCAACTTCTTTGGTTTCTTTCCGGCGAGTGGAGAACCCACTGTTTTTGTCTAGATCAGCAAGTCGTTTAACTGCATCTTCTCCGCGCTTCATCTCATTCAAGATGTTGTTTAGTTCATCTAGACGCACATTGCTTTTGGCATTAGGTGTGATGATCACTTGATTTGTGGCAACCTTCTTGAGATAGCCACTGCGATGCAGAGTATCAAGACAGTTGCGACCATCCTTCATGGTCACTCTAAACAAAGCATCAGACAATTCGTCTGCAGCCTGGCCTACTGGGCTTTCCAAACACTGCATGACTTCATCATGCAGTATTTGCGTTAACGTATCGCTATAGATAACTAGGCACATATGGTCTTCACCAGGTACTTGCCTAAAGGCAATCACAACCCTCTTATCGTTGTGTCTGCCAATGTGTTTTAATACTTGCATAGCAAGCTCCTTTTTTATTCGCTTGCTGGTGTATCTGTATTTTCAACAGCAGCAGCATCAGCTGGTGTGGTAAGTGCGCCCTGTGCCTCTAGAAAAGCCTTGAGACGATCATGCAGATTTCCCACAGCTGACATTTCATCAGCGCGAACAGCACCGCGTTGGGCGACTACCTGGATCATGTTCAAAGCAACCATCAGGTCGTTTAGGGTCAATGATGGTGCTGATTCAGTTGGTTGAGTAATTTCTTCTGACATTGTTGTTTCTCCGTTGTTAAGTAATAACTATACATATTTAATATGTCGGCTGATACTGATGAAAAAAAATTTCAGGTCGTGTTTGAATCATTTAATGAATCTTTTACCAAAGCAAAATAACTTGCCTCGCCGGGGATCTCAAATGCGATCCGGGAATAGCATAACGTGTTATTATCACTTCTGTGCCAGTAATTTCCGCCAACATAAAATCTACCGGCTAAATTTTCATAGATCCAATCAGTGATTATTTTTTCGTCAGATATCTCAACATCTAAAACAGTGAAATGTGGCGGACAGTGTTCGAGTCTTCTCAAGCCAAACACTGCCAGCGGATTGACTTCACCATATTTAATCATCGTTGGTGACTATTGTGATCTTCATATCATTGCTGTCAGGCTGAACAATCTGAATCTTGTTTTGCAGATAATCATCTGCATTTTGTTTGAAGCTGTCAACAAGACCAAAGCTTTGAGTAATCATGGCAATCTCTACCGCTCTACTCAAATCTTCCAACAGCATCTCCGCCTGCAGCAGTCGCTGCACGGCATCTGCCAATGTGTCTGGTGCATTCACATAAGCTGGTTCTGGAGTTTTACCTAGATCTTTTTCAGAAACTTCAGTGGTACCTTTCATGGTGTTCTCCTTATTTGGACTTCTTGACTTCTTTTTCATAGATTGCAGACACACCAAACGGTGGTTTGCACTCAGGATTGCCCTTGATGATCCAAACAGTATCCGTATAATTTTCATCGCCCCAGCTGCCGCAAGGATAACCATCGGTGAACATGATGAACTTCTTGGGCTCGATACCATGTTCCTTCATGTAGTTCCAGTTAGCCATAAAGTCTGTGCCGCCGCCGCCTTCAGGTTCATACTCAGAGATATCATCGAGATTATCTGAATTAAATGTTCGGTCTGCATAGATTTCTGTATCAAAGCACCATAGACGAATATTGTACTCATCATAACTTTCCATAATCCCCTTGATTTCACCAAGAAACACTCGGCTATCATCAGTGCTGATCGAACCAGACTGGTCAATGCCAATACAGATGTCAATGGTCTCAGCGTTTTTCATACCTGGCAGAATGCCATCCATGTGCCATCCACGACGACTAGGACGCGCAAATGTAAAATCATTTTTGATAGTGCTTTGAATCTGTTGCTGTAGCAATTCACGCCAGCCGATTACTGGCTGAGTCAAATCGCGAATAAGACGCTTGACACCACTGGGTACGTTGCCAGCAGCAGCAGCCTGTGCTGCGTTGATAATGGCTTCTTTGATTTCGTCCCGAATTTGCTTGCGCTCGTCAGCACTCATTACAGGACGTTTGCCCTTGCCGTTACCGTTGCTGCCGTCTGAATCAGAACTATCGCCGTCAGTGCTGCCGTCCAGATGCTCATCAAGCAACATTTCACTGAGTTCGTCAATTTTAATTTTATCCGCATTGCGGTAGAGGTCGTCATAAACCTCTTCAGCACTCCATCCATTGTATTTAGGATGATACAGCAAGCCTACCACAGTGATTTTCTCACCAACACCAGACTCAATAAGGTCAGCGTTTACGCAATAGTCATCCGCAATGTTCCACAGCTTGGAATCACGAGAGCCACGACGACCCATGTGATCGTAGACCACATGAAGAACTTCATGACCACACAGGAACTCTACCTGTTTCAGCGGCATCTTGTTGATGAATTCAGAGTTGTAATAGAACCGACGGCCATCTGTTGCAGCAGTGTTGCACCAATCATCCGCATTGACCAGCTGCAATCGAGTAGCAAGATTACCGTAGAATGGCTGTCGGAGCAGTAATCCAATGCGAGCAGTAACCAACTTTTCGCGAGCAGCCGAGTCAGTTTTCGGATTAGTTTTTGTTTGCATAACATACTCCTTTTGATATTTACAGATATTATACGCTGCTGACCACAACTTGTCAACCGCTTGTTTTAATAAAAAATAGAAAAAAAATCAATAACTTACCACTGACCCACACAACACCGGCTACTGGTACATTAAAGACAATCAACGTTATCATCGAAGTAACTTTACCAAGTCAAGATTGGTATCCCAGGGACATTCCGCAGAGTTATCTGAAGCTCAGATAATGGACAATATGGGTTATTCTAAAATTTATGATTGTGGAAACTACAAGTTTCTGTGGCAATCATCATAAATTAAAAAAAGAGGACTTACAGCTTTCGCATGCCTCTTGTCCGTGACTAAGGGACTCCTTACTTGCCGCTAGCAGCAATAATGTACTTGCCAAAGCGCTGATGAAACTCGTTGAAGTTAGTCATCTTGCCTGGCACCATGGGCAGATTGTAGGTGGTCAGCGCCACACGCGCACCCATGACTACCAACTCAGTGGTGAAGTTATCCATCATGAACTTCAGGAAGTTGTCAGCCATGGTGTGCCACTGGGCGATCTTGTCCTTGCCGAGCTTTTTGTGCTGTTCCTGCAGCTCATAGCACATGGAAATCGTCAGCGAATACATAGCCGAGATATCCTTGGTACGCAGTTCCTTGACCTTGCCTGAGAGAACATCTTCGGGGTTAGGCATTTCACCAGCCACCTTGCGATGAGCCATAAACTTCACAGCCAGACCTTCGCCTACCGTGCCTGCAATCAGGTCAGTGAGTTCCGCATCAGTGGCATCATCATCTTGCAAGAACTGAGACACAAAGGTCCAGCTACGCGGAGTCGCAAAGCTACGTGAGGCGCTCTTGGCATCAAATTCCATGAGGTCCTGCTTGGCAAAGCTCAGATAGCCAACAACATCCTTGTGAATGTTCTTGCCCACAGCCCACTGGAACCAGCTGTCGAAGTCAGCACGGACCTCAAGGTGAACAAAGCGATTCGCCAGCGGACTCGGCATGCGATAGGTTACGCCCTTGTCAGACTCGCGATTGCCAGCAGCCACGATGACCACATTGTCAGGCAGCTTGTACTTGCCGATACGGCGATTCAGAATCAGCTGGTAACCGGCAGCCTGAACAGCAGGAGCAGCCGAATTCATCTCGTCCAGAAACAGCACCACAATCGGGTACTGTTTGGCAAGTTCCTCGTCAGGCAGGTCGATCGGCGGAGCCCAGTCCATGACTTCCTTGTTCTTGTTGAAGAACGGAATGCCACGAATATCAGTGGGTTCCATCTGACCCAAACGCAGGTCAATCATGTAACCGCCGAGGTCCTCAGTGAGACCAGCCACCAGCTCGGACTTGCCGATACCCGGAGGTCCCCATAAAAACACAGGACGCTTGGCTTTGAATGCCCGAAGCACGCGGCTGCGAGCTTCCGACGGTGTAACAGTACGATTTTCAGTCACGGACATATATTTTCTCCTTAGTCACAATTTGTGCAAGCATTATAACTTGCGTGCCGCAGCTTGTCAACCGCTAGACGGTGCCAAAATCCGAAAAATTCAAAACAGCCAGCGCTGCCAGCGAACGGCTGCTGCCCACGCAAATCTTGTTGCCGAGCATATCGTTGCTGTACCACTCACCTTCGTAAAGGTGCACACTGCCTTGGTTCTTGAACTCCATGTCCAACACCGAATACGCGGTGTCGGTGATTGGCCACAGCCAACAAGCCTGCTCAGCCTCGTCCTCATACTCGTATTCCCACGCAATGGCAATCAGGTCATTCATGCTTGATGCTCCGTTCAATGTGAATGCATATTACACGGCTGAACTGTGTTTGTCAACCGTTTTTAAAAAAACATTTTCAGCACATGGCAGCATCAATGTACTGCTCAGACCAGTTTCTTTCAAGCGATTTTAGCTAAGTGATTGATTTATTTGAATTTTTGCTCAGGACTGAGACTTTGGCTAGTTCAGCTAAGTCATTGATTTTATTGACTTTCTAGATTGTCTAGATAGGAAGCTAAGTCGCCAGCATGGAGGTTTAGCATGATAGCTTCCTTCTCACTGAGTACATGAATATAGCGATTCAAGAGGTAATAGGGTTCATCAAACAGGCGTTCTAACTGGAGCATTATCTTTGGAGTAACGGTCTGGTTGATAGGCAACAGGATTTCATGGAAATGCAATTTTGCCTTGCTGTTGAAAAATTTAAATCCTACACGAGTCAGGCGGAGACTGCCAGGATTGATAGGGTTTTGCCACCAAATTGCGCGAACAATATCAATAACTGAAAAGTCTATGCCTGTTTTAGTTAGAACTAGCTCTTCGTAATATCGTTTTTTATCAGGGAAATATCTGTTCGCCTGCACGCAAGATAACCACGCTGAATTTGTCAGTCTTGTAGAGACTATTCAGTTTTTTGGCCAAGTTTATGGCATGACCTTTGTTGCTGAAACTGACTTTCTTGTATTTGGGTCCTGGATAACTGACCAAGATATTATGGGTCTTTAGATTTATAGGCTGATTGTCATAAAATACTGCCCATATGCCTTCACTGGCCAAGACCTGATCGCTTTTGTAATTACTCTTGTTTACATGTTCCAACAGAACTATGGGTTTGGGTCTACTCATAAGTCTTATCCTCGATAGTGTATTTATCTTGGATAAGAACGTATTTTACTTAAACCCGCCGCCGTCCATGCCGATCTGGGTTACAAAATCTGACTCATCCCTGGGTTGGCGTGTCAGATCTGAAATCTGAGCCAACAACGCAAATATTTCAGAGTGCAGGTTTCGCGCTTCCACTGCAGATAAAACCACATCACGTTGGTGTGTTTGATTCATAACACGAACTTTGTCATTGAACATCTTCAATGGTAGGGTCAAAGGTTGTTCAGGCATGGCTGATTCTCTTGTAGTTCTTGCTCACTGTGAAAAGGGCCAATATGCTGATATCGTTTAACAGTAATCAACTTGGGGCAAAATGACTGTGACCATTCATTGTTTTGAAAAATCCAATAATATCCTGCACAAAAAAAACACTTGCTTTTATTGTCTTTGGTGTAAATCGGAATGCGCTGCTGTAGGTCATATACAGCATTGTATGCTCGCCCTTGTACTGGAAATCCGTGTACCTCAGGCAGATGCTTTTTTTTATGTTCCGATTGCGCAATCTGAATATTGTATTTGTTTTTAAGCATTTTAAAACTTGCAAACAATTCCCGTTTGGTACCAAACACCAATGCTACGCTGCCGCCTTCATCTACCGCTTGAATAGTAGCAACTTTTTGTCCGCTGTCCTCCAAAATCCAAAATTTATTTTTGACCACTGGTTTGGCTATTAATACGCTCATCGAATCATCTCCATACTTAGAATCTGTGCTATACCCTCATTTAATGGTTCTTCTTGCCCTAGAACATAAGTCACGCAATGATCTGTGCCGTGGGGATTATATCGCACAACTTGTAGCACAGTGCCACCACGAGCAGGTATCACATTTAAACGATACCCTTGTTCTAAGTCAGAGATATTATTAGGAGCATATTTAGTAGCATATACATCTTTTACCCCAACAAGTTGATTCTTATCTTCGATTAAATGCTGGTTTTCCGAAGCCCAGCGGCATTTTCTAATAAACCAACGATCAAACCATTTCATAATTTTCTCTCCCGTATTAATTGACTCATGCTGATTCTCGGATACGAACAGATTCAGGATATTCTGCACACAGAAAATCCACATAGTTTTGTGCTTGGTCGCTGATACGATTCAGCGAATACTTACCGCAGAACTTGAGGAATTTGGTGCCTACTTGACCGACATTCTTGGACACTGAGTTCGCAGCAATAGTTTCCGTTATCCACACACGCACATGCTCAGGCTGGGCAGTCAAATCCACCAACACACGATTACGTTCATAATCGTCCAACACACGATGTTCTACTCCGTCGTGATCGACCCAGCGTTGTAACATCAGATTATTCCAAGCCCAACCACGACTAGTTCTATCTGCATACGCTTCTTGTAATCCTACTTTGTTTTTCGAACCTTTGGTACGGACCCCAGGGTAAGCGCTGAAAACATTATCTGACGAATCGCCGCGAATGCATTTTTCGAATAGGATCCATTGTGGGTCTGGAATCTTTTTAGGTTCTTTAGTTTTTTTATCCTGCACTGGGGCACCTTTTTTGTCAAAGATTCCTTCGATTGTGTGGAGTTCATCAGTAATCCCGTTATATTGCTTGACGTTTTTTGCTAGCAGTTGGTGGAAATCAGTGTCACTGCTGACAATAATATGTTGGTCGTTTGGATGAGCTTGAATCCAGCCAGCAATCAAATCATCTGCTTCTAGTGATTCGTGACGTAAACAGGTGCAGTTGCTTTTTTCTTGCAGAAAAGTTTTTAGATCATCCAGTGCTTGCCAAAACATTTGGTCTTCGACCTGTTCTGATTCAGAGAGTGCAGCACGAGCCACTGCACGATTCTTTTTATACGGCTTATAAAAGTCTTTTCGCCAGCTGCGTCCTTCAAGGCAAATCACTACATGATCGGCACGCTGTTCTCGCCAAACTTTGGCGATACTATTCAGCGTTACATGGATAGCAAATGCTGTTTTTTCTTCAGCATTTTGTGAACGGTTTGCTGAAAATCTAGCACGAAAGTAAGTGTTTGTGAGATCGACAAGTAAGTATTTCATGGCGCCATATTATAACAGCGCCATAAATCTGTCAAGAGTTTTTATGACCAGTTTTGTGTGACATAGAACTCTTCAGCATATCCATCCCGCAGCCAATAACGATTGCGCTCAAGG